CCGAGGATGTGGCGCCGCACTGACGGAGGATAATATAGAGGCTATGAGCAGGAGTGATGGAAAGGGAAGGAGAAAATGGTGCAAGAAGTGTGGGACAAGAGTTTGAGTAAAAAAAAATAGGGAGATGATGGGGGAAGTGTCTGGGAGGATTACGTGCAGCCAACCTACCCCCCCTACCCCCCCGAAGGGACTCCACCCTCGGTTGAGGCCAGTCCCCCGGCTCCTCCCGCACAGGTTGCAGCCCGGCGATGTGTGGCAAACTTTCGAGTAGCATCCACAACCAGTAGTTGTGCAACCTACTCCCACAACCTGCAGCTGAGTGCTGCCTACTCCCCACCACCACAACCCACGGTTGAGCCGACTCCATGCAGAAATGCATGGCACCCATGCAAAATCATGTGTGGACCGCAACGGCCATCGGAGCGATTATCCTTTTGTCAAACGGGATTGACCCGCGCGACAAGTAGAAAGGAAAGCAAATGCCCAACATTATCGTATGGCGCGAAAGCAACCGCAAGGCGGCCAGCGAGTACGCTGAACTGCCAGTGGGTGTGATGCGGTCGGACTATTCGATTGATTTCGATCAAGTCCAAAAGCGAGTCGTTGACGAGGGGCTCACGCGCTTCCTTGCACATCTTTACAACAACGAGGCGATTTCGGCTTGTATCCGCATGAAGGACAAGGAGTCGAAAGACGGCAATGCGGATTTCGATACCGTCGATTACTTGCACAATTACCGCATGGCAGTCCGGGCGAAAATCCTGGATGGTACATTCGGTGCATCGCGCGGTGTTGGAGTCGCGGTCACGGTTGACCCGATCACGGCGAAAATGCAAACGATGTTCCACGAACGACTCGTGGTAATCGCGATGCAGAAAAACCGGGATGACTTCCCAAAGGTGTTCGACGCGAACACTGCAAAGATTGTCATCTTTCCCAAATCAGGTAAAACCCTGGGGCAGCTCGTGTCCGAAATGATTGCATCGGACGATGGCAAGGTGCGCGCGAAGGCGACGGCGGAAGTGGAAAAGGAACGGGCGGAACGCGAAGCCCGACTCGCGGAAGCGGCCGCAACTCCGGTGGAAGACGATGCCGAGTCGCTCTGGGAAGACGAAGCGGCCGAATAACCCTAAGGTGGGGGCGAAAGCCCCCATCCCTTCCCATCCCTTCTTGTTTGGACAAAGCCAATGCCCGCAAATGCAAGGACCAATTACCCTACCGATCCCTACGATTGGACGAAGTACATCCCTCGCGGTCGAATGATCGATTCCGAGTTCGACAATGACGATGAACTCGACGATCTAGTATGGGCGCTAGTCAAGCCCGAGTGGATCGAAATTGAGTAGATAATCGCTTTATACCGCGCCGTGCGCGCGGTATATGGCGGGTATCTCCCCGCACACAAGTCGAAAGGTTAGGGCAATGTTCTATCACATCATCCTGTCATACTTCGGTGAGACCTTGTACCTCATGAACGAGTCAGCCGGTTTCACTTCGCAATTGCAGCGGGCTGGACGCTTCACATCGGACGATGCACACCGTATTCGGAAGCCTGCATGGGATTTGCGGGCTGCATCCTGATTTAGGAGGAGGGAGGCGAAAGCCTCCCCTTTTCTTTCTGCTCCAATAGAACAAAACGTGAACATACTCCAGGCTTGGGTGCAGTCTAGTGCAGCAGTCTGCGACCGGTACAGTCTGATTTGATTGTAACCCCATTGTTTACCCTATAATTTGCCTTACGATTTGCCTTACAATGACCTTATATCATACCCCATTCCCATATGTTGTGCAGTGAGGTGTCCCAGTAGAATTTTGTTTACTCGGGCGGAAAGAGGTTTGGTTTTATATTCTTCTAATATATATATATATAGAAGATACTCCCCCCTACTCCCTCCCCCTACTCCTACTCCTCTACTCCTCTCTATACCACTCCCCTTACAATCCACATGGGAACGGGGTATTGTATAACGCTTTTGTAAGACACATTATAAGACACATTACAAGCTTTTTGTAAGTAAATCATGGAGTACACAAATCTGTAGACAGAAATCTTGACAAACACACACACATATGTTATCATATAATCACCCAAATACAGGAGTAACAAACAAATGACTAAATACACTCCAGGATACCAAGTAGGATCTCTGGTATTACAAAGTCGCGGCAACAAAACAGCTACAAGCTACGAATACTACGTTCATTGTTTAGTATGTAGAGAATTCAAAACAATCAACAACATCAAACTACGCCATATAGAGAAATCAGGTGAAGGAGATTGTGGCTGCACTTCATCCTCTCTCATATACTTCATCCGTGCCCAGTTAGATCAACACGACTTCATGAAAATAGGTCGCACAGGTAGAGATATCTCATCAAGGTTCGCAGTTGTCCAAACTCACTGTCCAATGGAAGTAAAAATAGAGAAACTATTTAGAGGATCACACCTTTTAGAGCACGAAGCACACGAACACTTTAAATCCTACCGCAAATACCCTAAGCGCGAATGGTTTTACTTCACTCCATCAATGCTAACATGGCACCCCTCCTTACCATTCGAGGAGGTAGAGTTGCCTCCAATGTCATTTGACCTCTCTTTCGACGAAGACTTCTTTGAGGAGTAATATCAATGCCTATCAACCAGTCCCGCCTCATCACTCAAAACATCGCAGCAATCCTATCCCTCAAAGCTCTCAATACCATCCGAGCCGCTGTCCGCTCTCAATCCCTCTACATCTCCCAAGGCACCATGTCCCACACTCAAGCCTATCTCGAGCTAATCAATCTCATATCCGACAACGAACAACTCTTCCCTCCAAATCCTGCATTTGCTCCCGAGTTCGAGTACATGGCATCCACCTTTGCTAAGGTCATTCACGTTGTCTCCATAGAGCAAAACCATTTCAGCCGCCACGCCAACATCAATGCACGCAATGCTGCCAACCTCCGTGCTGCTCGAGACCGCAAAACCCCCGATCGCCAGCGCCGCACCTCCCACCCTCATTCAGTCTACGAAACCTCAGTGGTTATCCCACCCATAAATGCGGCGTCATCTCCTCCCCTCTCCACCTCTATCCCCACCCAAACCGATGAAGAATTAGCTCGAGAGATCGAAGAGTACAACAAAGCCCACGCAACACCCACACCTTATGAATTTCAAACCCCACCCTCGCAGCCATTCACCCCAACCGACTACTCAAACGAATTGCACCCTGATCTAACTCCACCACCTAAGATCCAATCCTATATTCCTCCTCCTCTCGACCCCGCAGGCGATATTGACCCCGGCGATCCAGACTTCGATCCTACCAAGCCTCCACCCTCAGGTACAGTCATATAAGCCATGCATCACCTTCGCTTCGCTCAGCCTCCAAAGCCATGCATTACTGCCATACCTGCCATGTTCTCCTCCCCCCATTCACTGTTTGACATTCCGGTGGGTTTGTGCCACAATACACCATAATCAATAACAAGCCTACTGCAAACCCACACGGAGTGCCTCCTATGTCCGAGTCGGAAACCCTTGATATTCGCGAGAAGATCGCACATATCGACGCCATGCTAGCCGACCATGACCGCAAGCGTCAAGAAATCCGCCTCGCACCCTGGGCATTAGTCATCGCTGGCATGACTTCTGGCGCAGCCTTCTTTGCAGCAGGCATTGCCTTCATCAAAATCCTTGGCTAGGAGCCTCCCATGCGCGTAGTCCAAGTGACCATCACCATGCTTCCCGACGGCTCCTTGTGCATGGAACGCCCCTACCAAGGCGGCCGCATCCAGACCCCCGTCTCAGACTTCGAAACTGTCCGCCGTGCCCTCGCCGCCCAATTGCATAACCGTGCAGACACAATTGGCACCGATGGCAAGCCAACCAATGCACAAGTGCAGCATTGGGAGCAACACCTCGAACGCATTTCTTCCACAGGCGAGATAAGCATTGGCAAGCTAACTCCTGATACCTGCGTATGGTGCTTAGCCCATACAATGGGCCTATCCACCGATGAACGCGCCCATAAGCGAGCCCGCGCCATTCTTCGCGAACAGCGGAAGGCCGCTTCGCGTCCTTTCACTATGGGAGACGGATCAGTCACCGTCCGCAAAATCCCCAAGGGCGCCTCGGTCAAAAGCAAGAAGCCCGTTACCGAGACTTTGGTCATGGACTTCGACGAAGACTTCTTCACCTCGGAGGCATAAATGAAAGAGAAATCCACAGACATCCCGCCTACCACAAAACTCAAGTTATTCATATACCCAGGCAAGCATGGTAACATCTCATCCTACCCCACACAGTACGCAGTAGGATTTGAAACTCGCAACGGCGACTACGTATCCCAGCACTTTGTCCTCAGCTGGACAGACAAATACAAAGAGGCAACCATGCATTTCGAGCGCTGGAAGGAGGCATTGGGATGTTTGAACTAACCGAACGCGAGAAGGCCCTAATCCGCATCGGTTCAGTCGAACGGATGATTAACACCACCATTCGCCTAGTCGAACGCCTTCGCCGATCCTCCAATGCCGCAATCGCCGAGGACGCAAACGGCAATTGGGAAGACTGGAAAGAGCATCGCCTCCTAGTCAAGAAGCTTTGGGAGCGCGAGCGCGAGAACATCTACCGCGAAGGCCAAATCCTGGCCGCCCTTCGCGAGTCTTCGACTCGCTCAGACAAAGGATAAGCCTAATGTGGACTCGCTTTCTTGATCCAATCGGCCCCGGCACTCCCGCATGGCTTCATTTCGATCTAGCCCTTGAATCCTACCAGGCAGCCTCAGCCAAGAACATGCATAACCACTCCTATCACCGCTTCTACAACCAACGCGCTGCAATGAAACTTGCCTTACGAAAGGAGGGAGCATCAGAAAGCCTCATCTTCGAATGGTGCCAAAGCCTAAAGCAGCAATGCCTCCTCCCTTCCTAATCAACCCTAGTTTGGAGCCCATATCATGCTTTCAGCAGACAAGATGACAATCACAGTCCAAGGTTCAGACGCTCACTGGGTCGTAACCGCCCTCCGCTATTATGCAAAGGTCAACCCCAATGCCTTCGAATACGCCCCTCGACGCATGATAGAGATGGCCGACATGATCCATTCCCTCGACATGCAGCGCTGCCAAGGCTTCCTTGCACATGAAGAGTGCGTGGAAGCCATCGAAGAGGCCGCAAACCTTGATAAGTACACCTTGCCTCGCCTGTATTAATCCGAGACCTTAGTCGCTCATCAGCCCGCATGGATGATCCCAGCGGGCTTTTGGAGTGAGGGCTTTCGCCCTCACATCATTCAACCCTTGTTTGGAGTCTATCATGCCTATGACCTTCGCCGAATGGTGCGACCTAGTACGGCATCACGATCTCACCTTCGCTTACAGCGATGATAACTCCGTCTGGCGCGCAGGCCAAGCCGTCTACGACCGCATCCTTTCTGAGTCCGAAGCCTTCCCTCGCTCCGATGTCATCACCGTCTGGAATGATATGGTCGATTCTCGCCTCATTCCTAGCGCCCGTTCTACCTTCTATTGGAAGTAGGCTTCCCATTGGTCAGCCTTACATATCAACCCGAAGGGAGCAGAGAATGCCTAATCTATCATCCATCCCACTACATGTAGTCCCTGCATACGGCGCGGATTACCGCACTTCTCATGAAGCCTTGACCGCATGGAAGTCCGGCAAGGATTTCAAGATCATGGACATATCCTCCCCTTGGGACGGAGCATATTGCTCCTGCCAGGACTTCCTTCGCTCCGAGTCCGTCATGATCCGCTTCAACCGCCGAGCGGATCATGTCATCACCGGCGGCCTCAAACACCCTTCCCGCTCATCAACCCTCTAAGGAGTCACGCCATGAATAAGTACATCCTAACCTTCGCTATCATCATCGCCCCTCTTCCCGCACATGCTCAGTATGTGGTGATACAGCCACCTCCCATCCAAGCGCCAGCGCCTATCCCTTCCATTCCTCCCTATATCCCAATGCCTTCAACAGTATCGCCCTTCATCCCGCAGCCAGTGCAACCCCTACAAATCCCGCAGTACCAATCACATACTCCCACCTATACTAACTGCGCCGGTGTGGGCGCCTACATGAATTGCACCACCCGGTAGCCGTCGCTATCGCTCCGTCTACTTCCAACAAGGAGGCCCTCGATGCACCCTGAAATAGGCCAGGAGCTATTTGATTACGCCCACTTGAAGGAGGATACAATCGTTGTAGTCAAGGCACCAGGGCATAAAGATTACCTAACTGTCCGAGTCATGGAAGCGAATGGCCTTGGTGTTGTCTTCCATTCTTACATCCTTGGTTGGTCAGTCGTCAATACCATCAACCCTGAAGGTCAGCTAATCGATGGGCAAGGCCGCATTGTCCACATCTACGAATATCTAGGAAAGGAGTAGCTATGCCTAGCTTCACAGTCGCTGTCTCCCGTACCACCACCGAGTCTACCGACATCACCATCGAGGCTGCCAATGAGGAGACTGCAGAAGAAAAAGTTATGACCCTAGTCCAGGACCCAGATAAGGTCTCCCAGCTCGGCTCCATAGAATGGCAGCTAGAGGAAGTAGAGTTTGAATTCCTCGAATGCAACGAAGCAGAAGCCTAATCATTCAAAGCCGGGGCGTAGCTGCCCCGGTATTTTCACAGTAATGCATCTTATCTATTGACATTTCAATGGGTTTGTGTTACAATGCTTCCTAGTTAATAAGAAGAAACCAACTCCTTCAACCCCAACACTTGCAAAGGACGCCCTCCATGCCTGATCCTATCCAAGTATTCCCTGAGGAAGCTGGTCCAATCCCTCCTTACTACGTCGGAGGCCTTCGTTATGCCTTTTGCGCGTACCGAGATGCCGAAGCAGACTGCGGCTTATATGGCTATGGTCACACTGAGTGTGATGCGATTGCCGACTTCATCCGTAATGAAGCGGAAGCGGCTTGTGCAGGTTGCACTGATTGCAAAAATACTTGCGAGTGCATCCTTACTTCTGGCGAGCTTCCTCACATAGTAAAGCGCGAAATCGAGACCTACTTCTCCTCCCTCTACACCCCAGCCACCGAACCAGCACGAGGCCATGACAGCCATACATCCTGGCGAGAGGCAAATAAATGATTAATCTCCTCATCGCTGCCTTCTTCATAGCCCCCATCCTCCTCCCTATCCTCCTCCCCCTCCTAGGAGGCCTGGGCATGCATCATCACCGACCTCGAGTCCGAAGCCGCCATCATCACCACTAGCAAAGCTTAGCCACCCAGCATGAGAGAATCATAGAGTGCGAGCGAGCCACCCGCTTGAAGAGGACCAAACCAGATGAGCCGAGGCTTCCCTTCGGTCAGCCTCGAATCCAGCCACGCCGTTAAAGAGTACCAGATGAATGTGTGATGCGAGCCAAAGACGTCAGAGAGTACCAAATGGCTAGTGCGAGCCAATAAGGAGGAGAGTACCAATTGACCGTGCGAACCAACTACCTCGTGAGAACCACAACTGTTGTGCGAACCATCTCCATCGGGAGCACCAAGATGATAGAGTAAGCCAATCCTTTCGCGAGTACCATTAGACCTGCGCGAGCCATGTTATGGGAGAGTACCATAGGGTTAGGGGCGAACCACAACCTCGGAGAGTACCACTTTGATGTGAGTGCCTACCCTTCCGCGAACCACAGCCGCGACAACTGCCTACCAGCCAGGGCATCAGAGAGAACCATTGATGTGGAGCAAAGCTGGCGCTGTTGAAAAGCCTGTGCAACCCAAACTAAGGACCGTGGCAGAGATGAAGCCTTGTCCCCTTCTACCAGCCGCCTTAAAGGACGCTATGTCGCTCCGGGCCGTTGGAGTCTCTGATCTGTCGCACCATTCACCACGGACGTATAGCACCCTGCGGGACACTTTAAAAACCCGCAGGGTCACCACGAGGGGTATTATTTATCTCATACGTAATACTATTACAGAGGATACTTATGTAGGAGGAACTAAAACCAGTCTTGAAAAGCGTTGGAAACGTCACAGGGAATGTGCTAGAAAGGATATCAAGTCGCCTCTATTTGAAGCTATAAGAGTGTATGGACCTGATGCTTTCATTATATACCCAATAATAACTGTGTTAGACTACTTTAACTTAGCTGAATTAGAAGTAATTGCTATTGACCAATGGAAGCCAACTTATAATAGAGCTAAACCAGATCAGAGGTCTTATCATCCTAATCCACCTGGTTATAGAAAGTTGCGAAAATTAGCTGAGAAACGATCTAGGGAATTAAAACACAAAGAAAAAGAAAGAGCTAAAGAGCTTGATATGTCAGATGTCTTCACTGAAGAGGGCCTCGAGATAAAGGGTCCGTGGTGAATGGTGCGACTCTCAACCCCTGGAGGTTTGGAAATGGAAGAGGAATTTGATGAAACTGCCCTTGCTTCCCGGCTCGAATGGGACAACCCTGAGTTCGATAAAGCAAGCTGGGGCAAGGGTGAATGGCTGAATGAGCCTGACAAAGTGCAATTTATCACCGAAGGCTACCATTGCATCATTCTGCGGTCTCATCACGGAGCCTTCTGTGCCTATATAGGCGTTGACAAGGCCCACCCTTGCTACGGCCTCTCTTACGAAGGCGTCTCCAACCTCATCATGGAGATCATCAGGGAGGACTTTAAAGAGCGCATGATTGACTGGGGTCGCCGAGGCAGACCCAAGGACAAGCACGGTCTGCCAGACTTTGATGCTGGCCCCGACTGGCCCGAGCCTGATACTGAAGCTGGCAAAGCCCTCCAAGACATTCAAGTTCATGGAGGCTTAACCTATTCAGGGCTTGGCACCAACCCGTCCTATGAGAACTGGCTTGAGTTCAGCTCCGAAAGCAATGACCACTTTAAGGTCGCCAGAGATCAGGCCAAACGATTCCCCATAGGGGATGCAGCGCGGTGGCTTCAAAAGTGGGGCCTAGCTGAGCATTCCTACATAGAGTTCGTCCGCATAGTCGAGCAGAGCTGCATCTGCCTTGTCCCGGCCACTGAAGAGGCCTTCTCAGAGCTTTGGTGGTTAGGCTTCGACTGTGCTCATGCGGGCGATCAGATGCCTGCTATCGAAGCTCTTTTAACAGACCGACTGAAAGGAGGGCTGCAAGATGTTTACCGAAACCTAGCCTATGTCGAGGCTGAATGCCTTAACCTTGCAATTCAACTCCGGGCAATAGAGGAAGCGACCCATGACAAAGACAGCAAGGCCGACTGCCAAAATCCACCGACTTGAGTTTGCCACCCGTAACAAAGCCTACCGCTTCCAGGAGCAAGACTCAGCGATGGTTGAGCTTTGCTCCCTTATCGACGCCTCTGAGCTAACCATCTCCGATATTCAAAGCGCGGTAGTTAGAGCAACTGGTGGAGCATACAGCATCGGTTCAAGTACTATCTACAACTGGCTCAATGGCAAAACAAAGCGGCCTCAGTCTTTTACGATGGGTTGGGTAGGCTTTGCATTAGGATACGAGCGAAAATGGACAAGGATGAAATGACCCTCCTGGGGAAGATGGTCCGCATTCATTTACTGGATGCAACACCTATTCTCCATGACAAGCCTCCTCCAAGGTGGGGGCTCATCTTCGTTGTCGTTATCCTAGCCATGCTAGTTTACATAGCCTGCTTCAAGTGAGCCATGACGTTTGAGAGTACCACATTTGTTGCGCGAGCCAAACAGCCGGAGAGTTCCAAATTAGCGTGCGAGCCACTCAGCAAGAGAGTACCAAATCCTGGGATGCGAGCCACTTCTGGAGAGAGTGCCAAGAAGAGAGTGTGAGCCAGATTCAATGAGAGTACCAAAAAGCCTGAGTGAGCCAAGCTAGAGGAGAGTACCAAAACGACCTGTGTGAACAACCTGTTTCAACCTTAGGAGTCATCAAATGACTGATACGCCAAACAACGACTTCAATGGATCATCAATACCGCCTCGTCCAGAGTTCATCAATTGGACTGACGAGGATGACCATGTAGATGAGAAAATCCGGCTCAGCCGCGACCTTGTGAACGCAAGTCGCAGCATGGGACCAGAGGAAGCTCGTTACCTCGTTGACGCCTATTATATGACGCAAGAGAATCGGAAGCGGACAGACAACCAAACTCGTTCGCTTGGTGAGGAGCCTCACTTCCTGATTGGCTGGCTTGCAGAGAAGAACCGAACGCTCGAGCACCAGATCGCCCGTGCCCTTGATTCTTACACCCAAGCGCATTCAATGGGCGACTGGATGCGGGAGGTCGTAGGTATCGGCCCGGTCCTGTCTGCCGGCTTCCTCGCTCATATCTACATGGGCCAATGGTGCGCCGTCTGCAAGGGCCATTCCGAGAAGGCTTGCATCGACCGCCAAGAGAAAGACAAAAAGAAGAAGGAATGGCCGGAGCATGTTTATCAGCCGGTGAACAGCTGCCCGACCGTCGGGCATATCTGGCAGTTTGCTGGTATTGCGGGGGACGGCCAAAAGAAATGGCTCCCGAAGACAAAGCGACCCTTTAATGCCGCCCTCAAAGTCATTTGCTGGAAGGCGGGGCAGTCCTTCATGAAGCTGCACAACCGCGAAGATTGCTATTACGGCAAGGTCTACGAACATCGCAAGGCATACGAGATCGCCAACAACGAAGCCGGCCTCTTGGCCGGCAAAGCGGCCGAAAGCCTCCCCCATTTCAATCCGGAGACCGAATCTTACAAGTGGTATGCCCAAGGCAAGCTCCCACCGGCTCATATCGATGCACGAGCCCGGCGGTATGCTGTTAAGCTGTTCCTCAGCCATCTGCATGGGGAGTGGCATCAGCGCGCCTTTGGCATCCCAGCACCACTGCCGTACCCAATCGCCTTCATGAACCACGCGCACTTCATACTGCCTCCACAATCAGGTGTCGCTTATGTTCCACCTGGTAAACAAGCTTAGCCAACCCTCCTGAGAGTACCAAAAAGTGAGAGCAAGCCAATAACGTAGAGAGTACCATATGTGGAGTGCGAGCCACCTACCTGGGAGAGTACTAAATGTGTTGAGCGAGCCACAATTGACGAGAGTGCCAAAAGAAGAGAGCGAGTCAAACTTGAGGAGAGTACCATGTATCCGGAGCGAGCCAAAGCATTCGGAGAATTCTTCAATGAGAGATAGGGCGCAGGACCCTGCTCTTGGGCGTGGAGCGACTCCTGTAGGTCAAGTTGGCAAGTGACCTCCTCTTGCAGCCTGCCGTCTATTCAAGGTGCAAGAGGGAATAACACCAACCGCCGGTGGAGTTCAGCCCAAACCGGGCTCGTGACCGGCCACACGAAGGAGCCACCTTCCTTCGAGAGTACCAGAGAGGTTGTGTGAACCATGTCGCAAGAGAGTACCAAGCTGTTAGTGTGAACCAGCCCTTTGGAGAGTACCAAAAAAGTTGTGTGAACCACCAGGCTGCAGCCCGGATATGCAAGTCTAGTCGGAGCAAAGCGACGGCTGGAAGCCACAAAGAGCAAGAGTACCAACTAAAGTGAGCGAGCCAGAAACGTGGAGAGTACCACTCTGTTTGTGTGAACCATTCCTCCAGAGAGTACCAAGCATTTGGCATGAACCACTCGTCCTGTGAGTACCATGACACGTGAGTGAGCCATCGAACACGGGAGTACCATATATATTGCGCGAGCCATTCAAGCGGGAGAGTACCATGATATGCGAGCCAGAGTATGAGAGAGAACCCTGATCAGAGAGCGAGCCAACCCTCTTGAGAGTACCAAAAGAGTGGAGCAAGCCAGGCTAAAGGAGAGTACCAAGACATTTGTGTGAGCCATCGTGATGGAGAGTATCAAACAAGTCGATCGAGCCAACTCCTCCGAAAGCATCAGGTGCGGAGTGCGAGCCAGGGCCAAAAGAGAGTACCATGACCTATGTGTGAGCTAGTTCCTGAGAGGCTATGATGATAACTGATCTTCCAGAAGTCGCAGCGCGTTTGGGTCGTCTCTTCAGCCCAAAGTTTGAAATTGTAGTTGGGTGGTATGAGAAAGCCTGCTGTTGGTATGAAATTACTGCTTGGAAGGATGGAAGGAGGGTAGATTGGACTATGACTTCAGAAGACCTCCTTCTCTCCGACTCCGAAATCCTTACCCGCTTTATTAAACCTGCAAAGTCAGTCTTTCCAACTGAGCCAACTGTGCCGAGAGAGCCAAAGTGAGTGAGCAACCTTGAAAGGATAGTCCAATGAGCAGCTTTAATAGCGTACCTGAGATGGTGAATGAGCCATGTGATTGCCCCCCTGATCATTGCGCTCACTTCCTTGAAGTATCCGAATGCATTAATCGACTCTCCGGGGATGTGAGAGTGATGCATTGTGAGGTATGTGACCCAGGAGGCAGTGGAGCAACTTGGCATCAGGACGGTCAGTGTCTTAGGTGTGCGAGAGTTAAGGCTCAACATGGCTACAGCGATGGGGTTTGAATTTCAAAGGGTGGGTGCGTCACGCAAAGGGAAGTAAACTGATAAAAGATAGATGACTGCAAAGTTTTTTATTGACATACCCATCGAATTGTGCGATGATAATGGAAATAAAGAAAGGAGGGAGTAAATGATAACCCAAGAGATTCTAAAAAACATACTAGACTACGACCACGAGTCTGGACTCTTCTTCTGGAGAGGCGTTCTAGATGAGAAATCAACCGGCACTTTAAACAGAGATGGTTATATACTATGCACACAGACTTGCTTGGCTATGGTGGTTTGGTGAGTGGCCAGAGGGAGGTCTAGATCATATAAACAGAATTAGAAATGACAACAGAATAGACAATCTGCGAGAAGCAACTAGATCAGAGAACCAGAGAAACAGGAGAAAGGAAGGAGAGCCAAAATGGATAGCCTGAAATACAGTGGTGGAGAGGTCAGGGGCAACGCGGTCTACGGGACAGAGGTCTGGAACAGAGATCCTCTTCCACCTCCTGCTCCACCAAAGGTTTACACCTACCGCCTCCTTGTCCGGAACGACAAGTACGAGGCAGCAGCCACCTCAACCACTATGGAGGCCCTAATCGAATTCGAACTCCAGATGCGCGACCTTGGCTACGAGTTCATCCGCCTCGAGAGGCTGGAGAATGAATGACTTTGCTGCTTGGCAGATTGTGGTGCCGCTGCTTGATTCAGTGAATCGTATCGGCATGTTTCACAAGGAAGAGGTTGATCGAGCCATTGAAATAATCAAGCAAATCACAGCCGGAGATCATGCTGAAGAAGCCGCTCTAACTCAGTTCATCGAAGCTGCTCGTCACTTGTTTGACTAAGCAGCAAGCAAGGAAGCAAAGCAATGAAAACTCACCTCAGTCGATTGGTTGGGAATAACTTCCGCCTAGCAGGTTCCACCATCCTCCCTGTCCTCCCACAGGGCCAGGAGCTTATCCTTGATCCCGAGCCTGAGAACCCTTATGACCCCTTCGCAGTCAAGGTCTGTGTGGACATGACCGGGTCTCCCTATTCCAACGCGGAGCAAGGGCCGATCATCCACCTGGGCTACCTCCCGCGATCTGGCACCAAGACCGACACCACCGGCTTTGGCAATAAACAGGCCCTCCGCATCATCCAGGGAGGCCCGAATTGGAAGGCCTCCCTGACGTTCAGCCCTCAGGGAGAGGCCCTCGTCCGAATCGAGGAATGGGAGGGAGAGGATGAGCGGAAAGTGGGATGACCCTTCATTCCCTAAGAAGGGATGGGTTTGCATGAAGACTGATGTCCTCGACTCCCCAGTCGAGGTCTGTCAGATGTGCGAGAAGGTCCATATTCGCTTCGTCCATATCATGTCCCACCCGGAGGCGCCAGAAGCGCCTCCACTCCGCTGCGGCTGCGTATGCGCTGGACATATGGAGGAGGATCTTCTCGGTGCCCGCAACCGCGAGAGGGCTCTCAAGAAGGCTGCGAAGAATAGAGCCAGTTGGGTGAAGAGGTGGTTGAAGAGGCCTTGGCATCCAACAGCCACTGGTGCAGAATATATTAGGATTGAAGGGTATCATGTCAGTGTATGGCCTCGTGCTGACGGCACCTACAATGCTAAGGTCGAGGACAAGAAGTCAGGCGTTACGATCTATGCTCCTCTCACCCGGAAGAGCATGGACCTGACGAAGGTAGACATGTTGGAGATACTTCAACGGATGAAATCCTAGTTTGGGAGAAGACAATGCCTCACACGCCCACAGAAGAACAAGCACAAATAATCGATGCGGTTGCAGAAGGCTCTCAGAGCCTTATGATCTCCGCCTACGCCGGCACTGCCAAGTCCACCACCATCGAGATGGCTGCACCAAAGGTGTCCGGACCAGCCCTCGCTCTCGCTTTCAACAAGAAAATAGCTGACGAACTCCAAGGCCGCCTTCCTCCCAACTTCAAGGCCCGGACCCTCAACTCTATAGGGCATGGGGCTTGGATTCGCACCCTCTCAAAGCCCACAGTCAACCTCGATGCTCGCAAGCTTGGTAAGCTTATAAGCGCGGTCGCCAAGGACTGGAAGACGCCTCTCTCCACTCCGCAATGGGAAGAGGTCAAGGACGGCGTCTCCAACGCTATGAAGGCAGGCCTCTCTTACAAAGATGTCGGCCAACCCCTCCTCAAGGATACCGAGGAGAATTGGAAGAGCCTCCTTGAATGTGACAGCGCCGACTTTCCCATGCTCTATCCTATCGCCCGCGAAGTCCTCAAGGCCTCAATTGATCTAGCTCGAGCGGGGCATATCAGCTTCGATGACCAGATCTACTGTCCTACCATCTTAGGAGGGGCATGGGAGAAATTCCCACGGGTGTTCGTTGACGAGGCACAGGACCTCTCCCTCCTTAATCATATGATGCTCAACCTGTGCTCCACTGGGCCCATTGCTGCTGTTGGAGATAAGCGCCAGGCTATCTATCTGTTCCGTGGTGCTGACTCCTCCTCCATGCATTCTATGCGGGCCCTCCGGCCAGAATGGACCGATCTGCGGCTGACACTGACCTTCCGATGCCCTCGAGCTATCGTTACTCGGCAGCAGGCTCATGCTCCAGGCTATCGCGCAGCTCCACAGAACATCGACGGCCGTGTCTTCTCTCTCCCAGGCGTGCTTGCATCTGAGGATAACGAAAGCTGGAGCTGGGGTAACTTGAAGAGGATAATGAGCGAGATCACTGATGCAAGGCACCTTGCGATCTTATGCCGGAATAATGCCCCACTCGTTTCCATGGCCTTCAAGCTTATAAGGAGCGGGGTTGGTTGCCAGATGCTTGGGCGGGACATAGGCCACGGCCTTATTCAGCTCACCCGGAAGCTTGCCAAGGACGATTCCCTCTCCATCACCAAATTCACAGAAGGGATGAATACTTGGCTGGAGAAGGAGTGTGCGATTGCAATAGGCAATGATAAGCCAGAGCGGGTTGATAAGCTGACTGACCAAGTTGAATGCCTCCGGGCTACTATCGAGGGAGCTTCCCCATCTACCGTCGGTGACCTGCGTTCCATCCTCCAGCGCGTTTTCTCGAAGGAAAATGGACAAGTGATCCTCTCAAGCATCCACCGGGCGAAGGGGCTTGAATGGCCGCTCGTCGTGCATCTCGACCCTTGGCGTATCCCCTCCAAGCAAAGCCTCTTCAGTGAGGCTAATGGCGACCCAAGGCCGCTGGAGCAAGAACACAACCTCCGGTACGTTGCCGAGACTAGGACGCAACATACCCTCATTAATGCAGACATGGAAGGATTCCACTCGTAAAGCCACCGTCAATGAGAGTACCATTATGATCGTGCAACTACTAAAGTGAGAAGAGAATGACGAAGCAGGAACAAGAGGCTCTTTCAAGGCGGTACGCCTTCAGAGCTTGTGTGACTCCCTTGGAAGACGGCTCATTTGCCGTCTTCGCCCTTGACCTTTCCTCCGAAAGCCTACTCATAGCCGAGAGCCCAGATGACCTGGCCTTGGCTGTGGTGAGTCGGGCGAATATGCTGAAGAGGAAAACTCCGTCTCGGGATGATCCCACCGCAGGAGGAAGCAAGAAAGTCCTCGATTTCGACGAGGCTGATTTTGAAGAGGCATTGAGATGAGACCAGTATTTGGTGATCCCTGTGGACCTTGGATCAAGCCATTTGCATGGCTGCCATGCTTTACCTATGACAGCGGGACAGTCTGGCTTTGTAAAGTCTGGAAGCGTCATATCTTCAAGCATCAGTATCTTGATGGTGGTGGATCAGATTACTGGTGGCAATACAGTCGCTTCCAGCTAAGGGGCTGCAAAAAAAGTTGGGGGAAAACACACAATATTGTTGACAAATCCGTGAACCTATGATATAATACCCCACAGAAGATGAGGAAGAGAGAATGGCTTTTATCGTTATTCAAGAGTACCAGTTCCCAATCCGTGATCCCTATGAGGCGGGGCATGTCCTCACGGAGTTGGAAGCCAACGTCCTTAATTGGCATCGGGCTGGTCTCATTCAGAAGACAACTCAGAGATGGGTACTGGAAGTAATCAATGGCTCGGACTCTATCCTGTCTGTCGAGGCACTTGCCGAATTGCGGGAAAAGATAGTGGAGTTCGATAGCCGATATGAACTCAGTCCAAGGAAGTCTCCGAAGAAGTCCATTCTCGAATACAATTTGGATCTGGTTGCAAATGGAATCCTCCTGCGTGCAGGGGAGTTTGAACCATCAGAGGAGGATATAGAACGGGTGAAGAGGACACCAGAGGTCCAGGCAAGGGCAAGGGACTTAATCCGCTCAAGCACCTTCTCCGTCGAGGAACTTCTATCTTAACTTTGGAAGGAGAATAGAATGAGTGACGATCACGCAGCACAAGAGCGAGAAGCATTGGAGGCAGGTCAAGACCAAGCCCATCAAATGGCTAAAGCTATAGCAGCCGCCAGAGCATCTGCACCACCTCCTTATTCAGAAGCACCATCTGTCGTTGACATCCCAGTCATAATGCTTGGCGATGCCATTGTCACCTCCTGCAACGTAGGCGACACCCTTACTGTCACCATGGGTAACTGGGTCGGCGAACCAGCCTTTGACAAAGCATGGACCTCCAACGGGGATAAAGTCGGAACAGGTATTGACTATACAACACAGGAAAGTGACATCGACGCCACTATAGAATGCACAGTAACAGGAGTAAACAACGCTGGTTCAACTGAAGTCACAGCTAGTAACGCTGTTACGGTGGCAGCAGCAACCTAGGAAACCAACAAGGAGGGAGAAGTCATGTCTGATCCGAAAGAGACTGAGGCCAAGCCCTTGGCAGTTGAGGAAACTCAATCGGCTGAAGAAGCAGTAGAATTGGCCGAGGTCGAAGTAGTGCCAGCGGTTGATGACGCCAACGCTGAAGGCGAAGAGGAAGACGAGTCCGACCTCGAAGATGAAGAAGAGGAAAACGAGGACGAGGACGAGGACGAGGACGAGGATGAGGACGAAGAAGAGGACGAAGACGACAAACCTGAAGGCTCCGAAGGAGCCGAAAGGGAAGGAGCCTGAAGGGTGAAGGTTGATATAACAAAGGAGGAGGCTTTAAGCCTCCTCCAACATGCGGCAATGGAGCCGATAGGGCTCCTTGTCCATGCATCCGACCCCTCCCTTTTCATCCAAGCCCTTTATCGGGCCAAACGCGAAGATGTTTCTTTAGCCAATTTGCAGATCAGACAGACCCCCGAGGGGATAGCCATCTGCCACCCACCCGACCCCTCGGAGAGCCCAGATCCAGCATGTAGGAGTGTACCAAAAATGGAGAGTGAAGATGACAAGGAGATCAGTTGAGGAAACGAAGAGGTTCCACCTCTTCCTCTACAAGCGTGATCTTGAATACCTTGAGAGGCGATTTGGGAATGGTGCTGCATCCTCCAACCGACTTGGAGTCGGAACTGCTTGCCGTGAGATCATCCATGATAGGGTGAAGAAGCTGAGAGCCAAGGAGAATGAAAGGCTCTCAAGCATGATGATCCAGATGCAGGCTGAGGATGAAGAGGAGTATGTTGAATGACAGACAAGGAGCGATTTTATGCTCTGAGCATGGAGCGATTTTATGCTCTGAGAGAAAAGTATCGAGGACTAGACGGATACATGCCACCGTTCGGTGATGTAATCTTCTTGCTAAGGCTGGTTGAATACCTTCTCTTGGAGGCAGCTGATGAGCGATCAAAGTACCTACCCACCACCAGCAAGGCTCCCAACCAGCACAGCTCTAGCTGAAGCGGAGCCATCTTCCCTCCAGGAGTTGTTCAGCCGTAACCCTGAATACATGCAAGACAAGAATATCGATGACATAGTTCTGCATATGAGAGACCTGCGGCTTCGGCTTGAGGCGACAGCAACGCCTCCTAAGCATGCAAGGGTGAAAGCTCCAGACGACCCCAACGCACCTCCTAAGGCCTCCCGTTCCAAGAAAGTCGTGATGGACTTTGAAGAGGACTTCTTCGAGGACAAATAACATGCCTGGTCGCACCAACACTTCTTTCTCTCAAATCCTCCCTACACTCCAAACCTACGTCGATGCTTCAAGCCTGACTGAGTTCAAGATCTGCCCTCGCCGCTACTACTTCTCCATAGTCCTTGGCCGGCAACCTAACATCGAGAGTATCCACCTTACCTTTGGTATCCTCCTCCATAAAGCCGCCGAGCTTTACCATATCCGGCGCTTCACCAGAGGCGAGGACCACCCGACCGCTCTCCGAGAAGTCGTTCGGTGGTTGATGAAGGCGACTTGGGATAGGGAAACGAACCGGCCTTGGACCTCGGGGGATAAATACAAAAATCGATTCACCCTCGTGAGGACCGTCGTTTGGTACCTGGATAAGTACCAAGAGGACGAACTCAGAACAGCGATATTGAAGGATGGGAGGCCAGCTGTTGAGTTACCCTTCACGATGGATGCAGGTTACACAGCTTACACAGGCGAAGAGTTCATGCTTTGTGGAAAGCTGGACCGCATTGTTACCTTCAAATCTGACTACTACGTCGCTGACATTAAAACCACCCAAAGCACGATTGGAGATTACTACTTTAAGAAGTACACTCCAGACAACCAAGTCACTATCTATAACTTGGCGGGAAGTGTCTCTTTCGAGCTTCCAGTTCAAGGACTCATCATCGACGGGTGCCAGATCGCGATTGAGTTCAGCCGGTTTGAAAGAGGCCTCATAGAACGGACTGAGGAGCAGATGGTAGAGTGGCAAGAAGAGCTAGGCTATTGGTTGATGAATATGAGCCATTGTGCTGAGAATGACAATTGGCCTCGCAATGACAGCGCTTGCAACCTCTACGGAGGATGTCCTTTCCGAACTGTTTGCTCTCAGAGGAATCCTGTCGCAGCGCAGCGTGTCCTTGAAGGCTCCTATCGCGAGAGGATGTGGGATCCTCTCCTAAACCGAACATCTTTCTCAACCTAGGGTTTTCTTTTCTTAATGAAGGAGGGAGCAATGGCAGACGAGGATAACCTAAGACACTGGAATGAGCTTACAACTACTGACCCGAAGCAGACAAAGCCGTTCCAGAGGCCTGGTGGCTTCAAAGGGACTGCGATAAAGCCCTTGTGGAACATTATGCGGCTGACGGAGCATTTTGGTCCCATGGGAATTGGCTGGGGCACTCGCGAGCCTAAATTCAATGTCATAGACACTGGTCCAGGCGGAGAAATGATGGTTTATTGCGTCCTTGAATGCTGGTACAAGGATACAAGCGGGGAGGTCGGCACCCTCTGGGGAGTCGGTGGGGATAAGATTGCCTCGAAAAGAAGTGGGGCGATGTTCGCTGATGACGAGGCGTACAAGAAATGCTATACTGATGCCCTTGCCAACGCCTTCCTCCGCATCGGCACCAGCGCCGATGTTCACATGGGCCTCTTCGAGGACTCCAAGTATCTTATGCAGGTCCGGGAGCACTACGACAACTCCCGAGCGATACAGGGTCAACTGACACAGGAGGTGAATGCAGCAAACTAGCTTATCTCAGACTCATTCGTATTCGTATTCTCCGAAGGCAAAAACGTATTCGTATCCAGACTCAAGACTTGAAAGGAAAGCAAAATGGCTACAGATCCTTCTTCCCTTCTTCGTCCATCAGCAAAGGCAACTCTTCCTCCACCTGTCATCCCGCCTGAACTCTATCCGGGGGTTATCAAGTCCTATGAATTGGGGCAGTCTTCCAATGGCAATCCGCTTCTGCGGCTGCCTGTTGGTCTCCTAGATTGGCCCGATGCGGTAGGCCCTGCGGACCGGGTTCAGGATGATGGAGCAGGAGGGTCAATCCCAATCGACCTCTCTCGGAAGCAGATGCGGAAGGACTTCTTCCTCACCAATGCCGCATATTTCCGGCTGGAAAACTTCCTGACGGCTATGGGGTTTGACATCGAGACGGATGCAGAGGGTAACAAGGACTACGAGACCCCGGTCTCCCAGCTCATTGGCCGGAAGGTCTACGTCGAGGTTCAGAAGATCCTCAATCGGCAGCAAACCGAGTTTATGAACGTCGTCGGGGAATTGCTGCCAAACAACGACTAAAACAGTATCATGGTTGGGAGGCCCTTTCGAGGGTCTCCTTTTTTAACCTTCTGGGGAAAATGACATGCTTGATGGGCAATTCATAAAACTCCCTATAGAGCAGATAAGCATCCTACGGGATGAGAGGCAGAGGCGAGTCATTGAGACGGAGGACCTCCAGAAAAGCATCAAGCAAATAGGTCTTATCAATCCGATAGTGGTAAAATTGGATGAGACGGGGAAGCATGTCTTAGTCGCTGGGGAGAGGCGTCTACGGGCATGCATGGCCTTGAAGTGGGTTGAGATCCCTGTCCAGTTCGCAGATCAACTAAGCCCTGTCCAAGCCTCCATAATCGAGCTTGAAGAGAACATAAAGAGGAAAGAGCTTCCTTGGCAGGATTTCGTTGCCGCTGTTGGAAAGCTCCATAAACTCCATATGGATAATGAGGAGAAATGGTCCCAGGCCTCTACAGCACAGGCCCTCTCCCTAACTGAAGGCACTGTCTCCATCTATTTAAAGGTATTTTCCTTCATTGATGATGAGAGAATAAAGAAATGCACCAACGCTCGACAAGCCTATGATGTCCTTGAAAGGCGGGAGAGCCGGAGGAAGGAAGCAGCCTTTGCCCAACTCCTCGAGGGTGACTTCGATGAAGACGATCCCGACTCCTATCCTGACATCTTCGACGATGACCCCTCCATCCCGCCTCCAACCCCTCTCACCCGTGAACAGATCCTCACGGCACAAGAGCAAGACCTCGCCGATGCAGGTATGGTCAAGGTGAATGGGATTTGGACAGCCGACCCTAATCGTCCCGTGACTTTGCTTCCAATAACGATCGAAGGGAAGCCAAAGAAGGTCAATGGCATAGGAGACCTTGCTGAAGCCATTGTCCATACAAGTTTCCTCGACTGGGCACCTTCCTATTCCGGCTCCCGCTTTAACTTCGTGCATGTTGACTTCCCATACGGCGCTGTGGAAGTTGGGCCGCAGATGCAAGGGAATGAACACACTATCTACCATGACAGCCCAGATCTTTATATGAACTTGCTTGATTGCTTCTGTGAGAACCTCGATCGGTTCTTCAGCGTGAGTGGCTGGATTATGTTCTGGTATTCAGAGCGGCTCGGGAGGGAAACAAGGGATGTCTTTAAGTACAAGGCGCCAAGCTTGGAGGTTCAAACCCATCCCCTTATTTGGCTCCATTCTGATAATAGTGGTATCGCTTCTGACTACAAGCGTCGTCCTCGCCATATTTACGATACTTGCCTTCTGATGTCCCGAGGTGATACTCCCATCGCCCGGCTCAAGTCCGATGCGTATGCAAGCCCCTCTGACCGGAGTGTCCATCCAAGTACCAAGCCGGAACCAATGCTCCGTTACTTCTTTGAGATGTTCGTGGACGACCAGACCTCCATTTTCGACCCCACCTGTGGTTCTGGAGCCGCTCTACGAGCAGCAGAGAGCCTGGGCGCTAAGAGAGCCCTCGGCCTCGAAATAGATTGGCAATACTGCGAAGCTGCACGACTCGCTCTGAAAGACAGCCGGGCAAAGATGAGCATAATTAGGGGGATCTGATGTTTGGCTACAGCGGCCCTCCCAATCCACGTATACTAATATGCGGAGAAGCTTGGGGAGAAGGAGAAGAAAAGGCAAAGGTGCCCTTCTGCTGGGTCTCGGGACAGGAACTCTGGCGGATGCTAGGCCAGGCTTTTGCCGAGGTCCGACCCGATTTGCATTCCTATGCAGCGGAGTTGCTTGGGCCGCAGTGGGGATTGGCATGGATCTCCAGGCGTGATGCCTGGCTAGAGGCTGCATCCATTGGCATGACTAATGTCCTGAATGAGAGGCCGCCAGGGAACAAGCTCGAAGCCTTTTGCGGGACGAAGACAGAAGTAGGGAAGGATTACCCTTACAATGCTATGGTTCGTGCCAAGTATCTTCGACCTGAGTATTTGCATCACCTCGATCGTCTCAAAGAGGATATTGCAGCCCTCAAGCCAAACCTTATTGTGGCTATGGGCAATGCTGCTTGTTGGGCTTTACTGGGCACTACTGGTATCACTGGTATTAGAGGCACTACGGTTATGTCTCCATCTCTAGGAGTCAAAGTCCTCCCAACCTTCCACCCCGCCTCCTTGCTATACGAGGGCCAATGGAGCAACCGGCCCGTCGTAATAGCGGATTTGATGAAGGCATCGAGGGAGAGTACCTACCCGGAGATACGAAGGCCGAAGAGAGAGGTAATAATAAGTCCAGAAGAGGATCAGGTGGAGGAATGGATCGAAGAGACGATCAGGGCGAAGCCCTGGCATCTGGCGGTCGATATTGAAACCTCCGGTGGGATGATAGACACCATTGGCTTTGCAAGGAGCCCTTCTGAGGCAATGGTAGTGCCTTTCGGCCCACATCGCTACCGCAGGGGGCAGAACTTTGTGGTCATACGACCTTCAAGGGGAGGCCAGGAAGTCACCTCCTACTGGGAATATGAAGAGGAATGCCGGGTTTGGAAGCTTATTAAGAGACTCTTGGAGGCGGGGCTGGATTTGGTCTTCCAGAATGGAGTCTACGACTTGCAATATCTAATAAAAATGGGAATGAGGCCGGATAGGTGCACTGACGATACCATGCTCGGTTGGCACTCCCTCTTCCCGGAGATGAGGAAGAGTCTTGGCTTCATTGCTTCTATCCTGACCGACGAGAGCGCCTGGAAAGAGCTTAATAAGCATAAGGCAGACACGGCGAGGAGGGAGAAGTAATGCAGACTGAGCTAATCCGCTATAAGAAAGTAATAATAGAGAGTCCCTATCATGGCGAAGTCGAAAGGAATAAGGCGTATCTCAAGATTTGTATGCTCGACTCCATTAGCAGAGGAGAAGCTCCAAGTGCTAGCCACAAGCTATACACTGACGTACTTGACGACAACGTATGGGAGGAGAGGGAGCTTGGCATCAAATTGGGCTTTGCCTGGCTCTCGGCGGCTGATCTTGTGGCATTTTATACTGATTTTGGTTGGTCTAGTGGCATGTCTGCTTGCCTAAAAGACATTAAGAGCAAGCGGTTCCGTGTTCCTTACGAAATGAGAACGGTGCAAGCTCATGTCCTCCATTCAATCAGCTAGCTTAGACCTGCGGCAGCACACTGAGTTCGAGATCCACCAACTCTATTGCGGCTTGGACAATGCTCTGACACATGAGAGCATGTCTGCTGAATACGAACTCTTTGATAGTAATACCAACCCCCGGCCTCAAGCCAGGCACATTTATGACTTTGAAAGAGCCCTCCAGGCTCCGTACATGGATATTATGCTCCGAGGTTTCGCTGTTGATGTGGAAGCCAGATGGAGAGCATGTGAGGACTTAAAGGAACGTATAGCTCGCATTGATGCGAACTTGCAGAGGATGGCAAATGCTGTCTGGAGCCGACCGATAATCTGTCGGAGCAATAAGAACCTAAGGGAGTTCTTCTTCGGCGCTATGAAATTCCCAGAGATTATCACTTCCAAGAAAGGCGTCAAGAAGGTTTCTCTAGATCGGACGGCATTGGAGAAACTCCATGACAACTACCTATACAGTCGACCCTTTGTTAGTCACATACTCGCGATTCGTGATCTCTCTAAACAACTTGAGGTCATGGAGACCAAGGTCGATTCAGACTTCCGATTTAGAAGCAGCTATAACATTGCTGGAACGGAAAGCGGTAGGCCTTCTTCCTCAGAAAGTAGCTTTGGGACTGGAGGCAATGCCCAGAACATCGCGCCACGCCTCCGTCATGTCTTCATACCCGACCCGGATCATCTTCTATGTGTAGTCGACTTCGAACAAAGCGAGGCACGAGATGTTGGGTTTATTATCGGCTGCCTGTTCGGTGATTGGTCATACCTTGATGCTTGCGAGTCTTTTGATTTACATAGCTCCAATGCCAGACTCGTCTGGCCCGAGCTTCCGTGGACCGGAGACCCCAGAGAGGATAGACAGATCGCCAACCGCAACTTTTATCGAGACTTCAGCTTCAGGGACATGGCGAAGAGGGGAAGTCATCTAACAAATTACTCTGGTACCGCCTTCACAATGGCCCGGCACCTCAAGATTCCTCAAAAGGATGCACAGGACTTCCAAGATCGCTACTGTAGGGGGGACAAGGCAGCATTCCCTTGCATCCCCCTCTATTGGCAGTGGTGCATTGAACAGATACAAACAAACTACAAGATCGTTACCCCCTTCGGGCGGGAGCGGCACTTCTTTGGGGACACTCATGCCGATGCAACAGCAAGAGAAGCAATTGCTTTTGTTCCACAATCTACCACATCAGACCGCACAAACCTCGGCTTTTGGCGGATATGGAAGCATATGCCTGAAGTTAAGCTCCTTGCTCAAGGATATGACTCAATCACCTTTGAGCTTCCAGATGATAATAGAGTTGAAGAGAGAATTAGAGGGGTTATGCATCAACTACGGACAAGAATGGTAGACCCGGTCTCAGGCAGGAGCTTTGAAGTCCCGGTCGAGGTCAAAGCTGGCTACAATTGGGGCTATTATGATAAGGGAACAAACCCTCGTGGGCTCAAGAAATTTGCTTTTTCAAGCTAGTCATGAAAAATCAAATGAGAGAGGGGCAATGTGGCGCAAGGAAATGGTGCATGGACAGACCTTATCTCTGACTTCATGCTCTATACAGAGGACTTCAGAACGAGTGAAGTCCATCGAACCTGGAGCGCAATAACACTAGTGGGAGGAGCCTGTGAAAGACGAATTTGGATAGAGGTCGGCCCTTATATCACCTATCCTAACTTGTATGTCTTCCTTGTAGCTCCACCGGGGCATGGCAAGGCCATCATAGAAGTCGTTCGTCAGCTTTGGAACGAAGCGAAAGACCCGGACCATGCTGGCAGCAATGGGGAGATGGAAAATGCCTTTCATGTAGCTCCGCATAACGTCACGAGGGCCTCGATCATCGACGACTTGAATGATGCCAAGCAAGTGCATCTCCTCTCGAACATTAACCCCTTGAAGGACCAGAACCCGACTTTCATTTATCATACACTCCTGGTTGCAGCAGAGGAATTTGAGCTTCTCCTTCCTGTATATGATTCCTCCTTCATGTCAGTCCTGAATGGGATTTGGAACAACAACCCTATGCATGAAGAGACAAGGCGTCATGGCCCAGCTAAAGAAGTACGCATTCCCAATCCGCAGTTTACAATCCTGGGTGGAGTCCAACCGGCCTATTTTGTGTCTCATTTCCCTGATGTCGCTTGGGATACCGGCCTTGCCCGCCGCATCATCATGATATACTCTGATAGCACGGTGAAGAAGGAGTTATGGTACAAGGCACCGGGGAGAGAGAAGATAAAAGATCATATATTGAAGAGATTGGGCTTCATCAAGGCCCAGTTTGGCCGGATGAAAGCCTCCAAGAATGCAGAGAAGCTCTTGAGCGACTGGGATGCAGCAGATGGACCACCAACCCCAACCCATTCCAAGCTCGTTCATTATAACACCACTCGGACCCAATACCTCATCAAGTTGAGCATGATAAGTGCGGTGAGTCGGACAGGAGAGATGATAATAAAAAGTGAGGATGTCACGAGGGCCTTGGGATGGCTCTTGGAAGCCGAAAAGAGAATGCCAGACATATTCCGGGCGATGACAGGAAAATCTGACTCCCAGATCCTCGAGGAGCTGCATTACTTCCTCATAAGCAAATATCGGGATAAGAAGAAGCCGTTGGAGGATAGGGAGATATACGAATTCCTCTCCATGAGGGCAACAACCGACAAGATACCAAGCCTTATTGCGGTCGCCGAGAAGACACAGCGCATGATCCGGGTCGATACAACTAAATGGATGCCGCAGCCTAAGTTCATTCATGCAGGAGTGGAATGATGGCCCTCAGTTCCGCCAAGATGGATATGCTCCGACAGCTCTCTCAGAAGTTCCTAACCGCTATCGACCTCCCAACGGAGGGGAAGATACGAATGGTGCAGGAGCTGGTGAGCGCGGGATACGCCCGTGACTTCTCGGATCACAAAGGCCACCGCATCGAGGTCAGGCTGAGGATATGGGGCATTACGTCCGCTGGTAGAGCCGTCCTAGAGCAGAGGGATATGGTGACGACAGCCACCAGGCAGCCAGCTTTGCCTCTATTCTCGAAAGCCCCGCTTGCCGCTAGGGCAAGGAAGCCGGTGGTAAGGCTGATGAAGGAAAAGGAGGTGAAGGAATGAGGGTTTGATTTTCAAAGGGTGTGTCTGATTTGGTGTCACCTGCCGAATACACATCCACCAAGCTGATAAAAAAATAGGAGAAGCAAATGTTTCATCTTATCGGAATCACATTCGCAATCGCGTTTGGTATCTTCCTCGCCTCTGCCATGCTTAATAATGAAAGGACTGTCTCTCGCTTCCTCGTCCTCGCTTTCAAGGCTTCAGCAATCACAGTACTCGTCATCATATCAGGTATCATCTGGTTTATATACATGATCCTTTCTCATCAGCACTGAATTACTGGAGTCCTTGGAGCCCTTGATCCTGGCCTGTGATAAGACCCGTACCAATACCACTAGCTAACCCCAACACACGTTGAGCAGTACTTGTAGCAACACTGGGAGGAGCTGCAGCTCCTCCCCCTCCTAAAGCACCTCTTGCCAAGTACCTATTAACAAAGGCTTGAGCTGGACCCATCCATCTAGTAAGTGGTGCATAGGTGCTTTGTGCAAGGTGTGCACTGGCGATTCTATTAGCCTGTTCTTCCAGCTGTATAAGCCTTTGCATCTGAGAATCTTCACCACCAGCTCTCACCGCAGCAGGTACAGCGCCACCAGCAGCAGGAGTAGGAACGGGTGATGGTACCGGAGCAGGTTGCGCTCCGCCTCTTGGGAACGGGACTACATTACTCCCTTCCTCTCCAAACACGCCTGACATATCAATCGCGCCAGTCCCTCCAGCAGCTGGTGCTGTAGGTGCTACTACTGGTGCTGCTGCAGGTGCCCTCGAAGGCCCTCTCCAACCACCTGTGGTCATACCCCTATAACCCCCAAGCAAGCTGGAAACAAAATCAATACCCTCTCCGACTCTTGGATAGCCCATCTCAGTAGCAGTCTGCCCAAGGCCGCCACCTATACCAGCTATCAGCATTGCACGAGGTCCGAAAGGTGCTGCTGTTCCAGCACTCCTAGATGCCCCTGCAAGAACTCTCTCAGGTGCATTCGTTGGTGCCAAAGGCCCATAAGTCAGTTCATTCCCATAGCCATGTGGGCCGCCAGGATACATAATATCCGGCACTGCTGGAACGTAGCTAGGAGCTACAGCATGCCCCAATCTCATTGCTAATGCAGCCGGTCCTGCAACCAATCCAAGCCCACCAATCCCAAGCTGATTACCAATCAGCCCTGCTTCCTTCCCCCAAGGGACACTAGTATCATCTCCTGCTGCTGGTGCAGTTTGAGTAGAGGGATGGGTCTGGGCTGGCGGATACATCCGCCTATAATACTCCGGATTACTTGGATCGTTTGGGTCCGAAGCAGGAGCTGGATCAGCCATAATTGCCTCCTATGGAGACGTTACTGTTTCAGGTCGGGCTGCTGGAAGCTTATTATGCGCTTCCGCTGCCACTTCAGGTGTAATCCAGCCATTGGATACCGCTCTATTAATAGCTGCCTGACTCTGGAAGCCTTGCTTTGTAAGGCCAAAGTTATTAAGCACAACGTTTGCATAATCTTCTGGCCTGTTTCCCACCCTACTATTGAATGCGTTCTCCGAGCCAGTCAGATCCCCATGATTATTAGGATTACTCAACCATTGTTGCTGGAATCTCTGAAGATCAACAGTTCTAGAGGCTGCCGATCTCAACCCCTCGAGGACTAGCTTATTGCCCAGGTAGGTGTTCTCAATGCCTGGCACCGCTCGCAGGGCTACTTGAATGGTCTGTGCTGCTTCGCGTTGCTTGCCCAGGAACTGTGTCAGCGTTGTGAACTGTGCAAGAGTCGTGGACTTGAGGAAGCTCTCAGCAGTGGCAACGTCAGAATCAGAAAGCTTAAATTTATTGAACTGTGAGTCCGAGAGGATGCCGGTGGCATGAGCCACTTCCATGCTTGCATTCCAAGCCTTAGCAGCAGCCAGCCTCTCATTTGCCCCTGCGCCAGGTGCTAACACAGTTCCAGCCAAATGATCCAGGTCGTTATCAATGAAGTCATATTGCTGCCTTGCACGAGCCACATCAGCTATCTCTGCTCTACTCTCTTCCCTCCATTTCGTCTGATCCTGTTGAATAGCTTCTGCCTTACCCGAATCATTCCAAATCCACCTAGTTCCCGATGCATCCCAGTGCCCCAAGTTAGATCCAGGCGCTGTAAAGTCAGTCTTCTCATCCCAAATAGGCTGCCCTGTGCCCTCAGAAATCGGAGCTTGGGTAATCGGGAATGGAGACCTGGGTGCCCCTGCAATTGGCGCTGGTGCCGCACTTGTTGGAGGTGTCCCCACCGCAGTCGGCGCTGCCGCAGGCTGTACTGCTGTTGGCGCTACTGCAGCAGTTGGAGGTGGTGCCTGACTATCATCAGCCTGTGGTGGCATCGGGGGAGGCGCTGGAGGTTGTCCTCCGAGTGCATTGGGCGGACTTGCCATAACAGGCGTGAAAGGCGATGCTGCTGTTCCAGGCCCTATTGAGCCACCTGGTCCCAGGTCAGTGCTTGGACTCGGCAGACCAAACGACCCACTATAAGGAACTTCACCAGGTGATGCCAGCTTTGGAGCTATACCAGCTGGTACAAATCCTGGAGTGGCTCCAGGAGGAGCCCCTGCTGCCCAAATAACCGACCCGTTTGGCTGTTGTGAGCCAAAGTAATCGCCTTGCTCTGTATGTACATGTATTGGTGTACCTCGGAGATGCTCCAAAGTTGGTCCATTAAGGTCTAGCGCACCCCATGAAGCACTCATCCTTGTAAGGAGTTGAGCCCGCGCATCATCTCTATTTTCAGGCAGATTAGCAAACTGCGATTGGAACCAGCCCTTCACGCCATTAACTGCATTCTGTTGCTGTTGCTTTGTCATACCCGCTGTTGCAGCCATTGTCTGCTGCACAGCTCCATTCGCAATCGCATCCAGCTCCTCTTGCGGCCGACCATCCCGCACCGCAGCATAATAAGGAAACATATTCTTAGCGAAGACATGCATGGCAGTATCACCCGCTCGCAAATTCACCTCCCCTGTCTCCGCCCTTGTCTTCTCAGTCGTTGCAAGGGACTGGTTTGCCGAGCGAATGGTGTTAACAAAGTCCGGAGCGTAGGGGGCCAAATTGGGATTCGCCATAATCTCCCTAAGACCACCCTCCTCATCCCCCGGATGCAGAGACATAACCTGACCCATACCTGCCAAAGCCCCTTGCTTCAGCTGGAATGCCCTATTCTCATTCCCCATCTGCTGCATACGCATAAGATCAACACCGGCCTGGAACGGGTTGATAGGCGCAGCTCCCCCGCCTCCTATCTGAGGAGGTTGAACTCCCAGGGATACAATCGGGACATCAGCCACTCATTCCTCCATCACCCCCATCGGAGGGCGCTAGATCATTACCCGCACTCATATCAGGAGCTGGTCCTGCACCCATATCAGCTGTTGGAGCCATTCCTCCTTGTGGGCCTTGCCTGGTCATATCAACAACCTGATGAGGCCTCTCTCCAAACTTTGCTGTCTGTTCAAGATGGCTTGCAGCAATTGACTTGAATGCAGCCACTCCCATCTGATGCTGGAGGAGGTTGTTCTCCATAGCAACCTTCTGTTCCTGCTGACTCACAGTAATGTCATGCATTCGAATCCAGGAAGCAAGCCCTTCACCTCCCATACTTGGCATGTCACTCATGATTTGGGCGAGCTGTGTCGCCCCAATCCCGTGGCCGACGAGTCGGCCCGCAGCCTCAATAACATGCTCTGGCCTTACCATATCCCCATGATCCATCAGCCCATCAAGCTCAACCCGTAAGTGGTCCAGCACTTCTTGCGCCTTCATCCCATCTTGGAACTGCATCTGTGCCTGTCTGAAATTCTGATGCACTATATTAAGCGGATTTCCTTGTTGCGACGGTGGCAGCCCGGCATTAGGCGAAGTCCCACTAGGAGGCTGCATCCCACCACCAGGTGCAAGAATCGAGGCCCCTGCGCCATTAAAGGGTGCCCTGCCAACCTCAGAGAGGCGGCCTCTATTAGGACCTGTACTACTTGCACTCTGTCCCAGTGGTCCTTGCCCCACTCCTAGCCCAGGCTGCGGCACTGGTCCACCTGGATTAGCTCCTGGAGGCATGAAAGGATTTCCACCAGCCATATCTGCCTCCTATTAGGCATTAGCCAAGGCATCAACCTGTGCGTTGATAGCAGCACTGCCAGCATCAGAACGAATTACAGGGGTATTAAAACCTCCTCCAGTGCCGCCCAGGGCATTTGAGAGGGCCAATTGCTGCAGGCCAAAATTTGAGAGGCCTCCACCAATGTTACCAATAGTGTTGGTGACGCCTTGAAGGGCGTTAGCCGCACCGACAACGCCACCAGCCTGTGCTGCACCAGCTGTCTGAACAGCTTGCCCTGCTCCCGTTGCAAACGCTTGGTTAGTCCCAGCTTCAACGGCAGCAGCATTCGTCCCGGTATTGACCCGGCCTTGGAGTATATTATTAATCTGTGCCCGCTGCTGCAGGTCCATAGTCCGACCTTGCAGCAGGCTATTAACATTGGTTTGGTATGTATTTTGCTGTTGATTATAAACCTGTTGCCAAGTCGTATCGGCTATATTCCCTGCTGTAATAGCAGCGCCTTGAGCAGTAGCGCTACCAAGTCTTCCCTGGGTCAGCAAGTTAGCTTGCTCTGCATCAAGAGCCGCCTGCCTAGTGAACTGATAACCTGGTGTCTGTGCAAGCTGTGCTTGAGTCGGCTGGAATGTAAATTGAGGCAGGGTTGTATCAATCGGCGTGGCTCCAGGGCCGCTGACAAAGTTTCTAAGCTGGTCAATACCACCTGTCCCATAATCAATGAAAGGCTGGAGGTTTTGAACATTCTGCTGATGCACTTGCTCTTGGAAACCCAATGCTGCCATAGCCGCTTGAGCCTGGATTTGGGCTGCTTGTGTCGCTGCCGAAGCCCCCTTCTTCCCTCCAGCCAATGCAGAGCCGCCTTGAATACCCGCACCGAGGAGGGTAGCAGTCCCAGCACCGATAAAGTGGCAGATATGCCTGTCTTCCGACCAATCCCTGAGGCCGAGGTTTATGGTATCCATCATGGCACTGCTTTCATAGACAGGATGTAGTTGTGGCTCAGAAGCCTTGCACCCTTTCTTTCAAACAAACGGCCTAGTGAAGCACCTCTACCTATAACCCCGTGATGAAAGTAAACGAATTGCACTCCTATCTTCTTAAGCTCCATAATAGCCCGGTCTAGCATCCTGACGGCGACTATTGGGTGGCCTTTCTCAACAAACCAGGCGGTCTGGTTGGCGATCAGAGTCCCTCGGGATTCGAGGTCAAAATCGAGAAGCCAAGTAAAATAGCCAACCATCTTACCATCAACTCGGGCAACCAACACCTGAAAAATCCCTTGCTCATTAAGGACACTCATAGACTTCCAGTCAGGCCGGAAGGTTCGTTGTTCCTCGATTTCATCCTGCTCCTGCAAGGCAAGCCTTTCAAGCTCTTCCCATGTCGCCGAGACCTTCTCAAAGCCTATTACCAAGTGCGGCTCTGCTGGAGAAATCAGTGAAGGCTCGGACAATTCTCAATTTCCTTCATGCGACTAAGTACATCCTGTTGATAGAGAAGATACCTTGCATCTGCCTCCTCCTTAATCGCCATAGCTTCATCTACATTAACCTGGACGTTAAACTGAGACATCCGATGCCACCAATCAAAGTCGAACTCAAGTTCAAGGCAGTATTCAAAAAGCCATTTTGCCATTACAGGAGCATCCAAGTCGATGGCATTAATAGAGAAGACGTCTGGCTGGGATGCAATCAAATCCAGCATTGCATTCAACTCAGCCAAATTAGTGAGGTTAACCTTGAGATCGTACCTGGCTCCTGCCATTGTGATTGACTCATACACCTCTTGTAGAGGCCTCCGAACCACAATGGTCTTCAGGTCTGGCAACTCCTTCCGAATAAGCTGCCACCCTATCATACCTCCAGTCTCCACCGAGCCCCACATCCCCTCCTCTTTATAAGCCTGCACGAAGCCCTCAACGCTCTTGCATAAAGGTGCCACATCATGTGCAACTGGCTGAAGCGGCCTTGCAAAAGGATAATTAAGGAAGTGAGCTATCCAAGCCGACCTGCTCCGAGGCAAGCAATAGATAATAAAGGGCATGCTCCCTCCTACCCCACAAACCAGGTGGTTCCATCAGAATAGACTGGAGTAAAGATGGCACCTCCACCGGCAACAGCAACTCCAAAAGTAGGTGCTGCTGCATCGCTCACATTAGTCTTCCGGCCAGCAGAAGGAGCTGGTAAAGCCGAAACGGTAAAAACCGAAAAAATCTGGTCTATTGTATTTATTTGGTTCTGGAGGTTTGTATCCTCATTCTGCAATGCAGTTATTTGACCCTGTATTGTCGAAACCTGACTCTGGAGTGTTGAGACTTGCCCCTGTAAAGTTGTAATCGCAGTTGTATTTGCACCAACCTGCCCTTGAAGGGTCGAAATTTGTCCTTGTATAACTGTAATCTGCCCTTGAATAGTCGTTACATTAGAAGTCAGACTATTTATTGTCGCGGCTCTTGCAGCTGCAAAGGTGAGGAAGTTATTCCAAGGGATGCCTAATGTCCCAGTGTCTGGGTTCATGATGGCCGAATTATAAGATGGGAGTGAGTTCCAGTTAGGCGGTGCAGTGGTAGATGGAAACGGAGTACTAGCTGCACTAGGCACAGCTGATCCTAGCTGTATTGGTGGTCCTCCGTTGCTTCTCAGTACCGGATTAACCACAAGCTCTCCTTTCAGTCGAGCTTGGAACCTTCAGGTTCCAAGCACTTCTGCATCTACCCAAGCGCCATTAAGCGCCGCAGGGCCAGCAATATTGTGAGTAAGCTCAAAAACACGATCGCGAGCCACTCCCATCCCCAGCCATTGCGGTTGCGTCAGGTACTCTCCTGGAGCACCTGCTTGTTGGAGAAGGGCATTCCCAAACGTCCTCCCTCGGTCATCCGACCACCTCAAACTTACCTGCGCAGGCTGTCCGCTGGCATCCAACGGCCCCATCCCGCACTCCATATCAGCCCGGAAGGCCGAGAATTGAAGCCTTCTCCCATCCACCTCTACCATATTAGTCCCGCCAGCCATGCGAGCAGCACCGATGTGAGGAAAAGACCTGACAAAGACTATTGGGCACTCGACGAAACTCTCAGTCGATGATGGAATAACTCTATCAGTATACTTATCCAGGTTGAGGGAATAAATAGTGTTATTCTCCCAATCCCCTGCCATGAGCTTTTCGTTGATTGATGCAACACAGTTTATCCGACTCCTATTAAAGGAACCATCATGTGGATTAGTCCAGCACTCTTGATGCCAAGCTGCATTCGGATCAGTTATAGTCGCGTCATACACCCAAGTCTGATTACCCGCAGGGAATGTCAGCATATAGAATTGATGCCCATCCAGTTGGTATGCAAAGCCCAATGCATCAGTGATACCCACAGTTGCCTTCATCTTCCGGATTGAGTCCTCGAGGGCGTGATTGGAGATTCGGGTTGCGAAGTAGCCCCGGAAAGAGAGGACAATCCCCCCGCCTTGAAGATCATTTGCCAACCAATAAACTGTAATATCATGGCTAGTCCGACTGAAAGGCGCTTCTATCCCATGCTCGACGTAAGTACCGGGTAATTGGGAGAAAGAGAAAGCAGATTCAGTCGTCGGCCCCGAATTATACCACATCTCGCTCTTTACATCACCAAACAGGAAAATTTCCCTTCTGTTCACATAAATTGCCTTCAGGTGATCAGGGTAGCTTGCTTTACCTCCTACCAGTCCATTAGGATTTGCTATATCTGAAAATGTGAGTTGGTTTGAAAAGGTAGAACCAATGAAGATACTGTTGGGCATATTCCACAGCATATATGTATCAAGGGTTTGGACTTGATTAGCACCCTGAAACGTCCCACTTGGATCACTTATCTGGGCAAAGTTAGTGTTACCTAGTGTTGTTGTCCAACCGACTGCTGTCCCATCAACCAGCATAACATTGGTCCCATTATCTGTCATAGACACAGGACCTCTAACAGTATCTATCGTTCCTAAAGTAGCCGTGCTATTATCTGGATGAATGAGGAAGAATTGGCTCCCGCTTACGCCATACCCCACTCCATTAGAGGCCCGAAAGAGCCCCCGGATCGGTCCTGGTCCGAATTGAAAGAGGGGGTCGAGGCCAGGCCGTTGATAATGCGTCAGTGGCACTATCGCCGACTTCGGATTTATCTCAGTGTAATAGTTAATACACCGCTGTGCCGAGGCTATTATGCTTCGGCTAGTATAGCTACCTCCTACCAGCGGTAGCCTCATCTAACTGCTCTTCTTCATATTGCTGCTTTTCTTGCCTCCTCCACTGCCTCCATTTGTCTTGAAAGGCATCTTAGTCAGAGGCTTCCCTGGGTGCATCTTCCTCTCATGAGCATGCACCCCAGCCTTCACCTTCTTCCCATTGCTCATGGTCCCTGTCCTGGTCCCAGAGGAGCCTGCTGATCCAGAGGACCTTGCTGCTCCCCATTAAGGCTATTCAAATAGGACGCAGGGGATGGCTCCGAGGCTGCTACAGCTGCTTGCGCCTGCTGCGTGATCTGCCCAATGAGAGGTGCGACTGCTTTGAAAGGCTGGTCGCTTAGCATAGCAAGGATTTGGTTCCACTCAGTAATGGTAAGGGAGACGGCAACCTTATCAGTTGGCTCAAGCATTTATGTTCTCCTTCGAGTCGGAGTCGGAGTCGGAGTCGGAGTCGGTGTGGTGGTAGCAGCTCTAGGAGCTGGAGTCGGTGTAGGCACTGGAGTCGGCGTCGGCGTCGCAGCCGGTACAGGAGTAGGAGCCGGCGTGGGGGTAGGTGCAGCAGGAGTTACAGTGAATACCGGCGCTGGCACTGGTACTGGCGCTGGTCTTGGAGCCCGTGGCAGCTTCGGAACTGCTTTCGGCTTTTCTGGCGGTGTCCCGCCCAGCGCTACTACCTGATCTGTCAACTCCTGCACCGCCTGCCACAACAGAGCAATCATATCCGGTAGATTAACTGCCTTGATCCCCTCTTCATCATCACCTACATGAACTGCATGTGGATGCAGCTCCTCAACCTCATCAGCGTTGAACCCGACATGAACCCGCTCGTTATCGATCTCGCCCTTGTAGCGGAACTGATGCACACCAAGTGCCTGAACCTTGCCAAGGGCCCCAGCTGGAGCAGGCTGTATATCCTCCTTAAGGCGTGGGTCGGAGGGATTAGGGAAATTGTAGGCCGCAACCTGGAACCATGCCGTTGCTGGATGCCCAAAGCTGACCGCGTTGTTTGTCGTGGGGTCGCCGTTGCCAGCTACCGCCAAGGACGGAATAGTGACAGTACCTCCAGTGCCTGCTATCCGCATACTCTCCGTCAGCGTCGCATCAGTTGCAGCGTGCCGTGTGAAGAAGACAATGTCACCTTGAGAGTTACCCGCGCCATTAGTAGCCCAGCCTTGGATAGTTGCGAACTTCCAGACTTGGGAGGCGGCACTAAACAAGATCGTGCCTCCGTTACCGGCTGCAGTGGTGTTGTCATCCAGCACTAAGACATTATCAAGGGAGCCTGCTGTATTAAACGGAGCCGGCCCTTGACCAGTACCTGAAATCGAAAGCCTGCCAACAATGGGCGAGACGGGGCCTATCGACATATGACCAGCATCTGTCAGTTGCATGATAGTGGCGGTGTATGCACTATTGACGACATTTAAGTTTCCATTAAGGACTCGGATAGTCTTGTTCGGCGTTGTTGCCCCATTGCCCGCCAGGAGAAAGTTGACGCCGTTCGAGTTGCTCTGCGCTTCAACAATCAGCGATCCTGTCGCGTTATTTGTTGACGGATCATTGACTGTAAGAGTCCCGGAGAACGTCGAGGCATAGCCATTGAGAACAAGAGAATTGATTGCAGCTGTTGTTCCTGCTGCGATTGTCTGAATAAACACCGCACAGCCGTTTGCAGTAGTTGTCCAATTTTCCGTCGTCTGAGAGATAATTGGATTAACCCCAGCATATGCACTACCATTAAACCCTTGTGCTAAGATAATACCTAAATTATCAAACTGCTGTACAGCAGTAGGTGCTGCCGCTGTTCCTCGTGCTCGACGAAACTGCAAAAATGAACTAGGTGCACCATAAGTATCTATCTCCACTGCAGGATTATTATTTTCCGACGAGACAATTATCCGCCCTGGTGTACCAGGAGACTGTGGCTGCGATGCTGTATCGTTGAGAATTATAGAGTGTGCTGGTGCTGAGCCAACTGGGTTACCAACAACTGCATTTGTTGAGACTGTAAATGTCGACCCGTTGTCAGTTGCAATCGCCGACGCACCAATCCCACCCCCAGTCCCTCTTAGCACTGCATTATTCGTCAGTGTGGCTTGTGTAAGCGTGTAGGCTCCTCCCGTTTGCCTACTTATAAGTCCTGTTGCTGTCCCACCCACCCCAAGCATATTATCAAAAGCCGTACCACCTGTAGAGGCCCCTGTACCACCATTAGCGATCGTTACCGGGGTTGACAAAGAGACAGTGACATTACCCACACCGCTTACCGGAGTAACGACAATGCCTGTTCCTGCTGTGACGGACGCGACACCAGCCACCGCTGCCGCAACCGCAGCCTCGACAAAGGCCGTAGAAGCAATCTGAGTAGTATTGGTGCTGAGGGGGGCAGTCGGTACCGTCGGAGTCCCAGTGAAGTTCGGGTTGGCTAACGGAGCTGCACCTAGGTTACCAAGGGCTGCAATAGCATTTGTCGCTCCTGTCCCGCCATTAGCAATGGCCACCGGGACTACTAAATTCACAGTAGGAGTCTGTGTCGTTCCACCAATTTGAATCCCTGTTCCTGACAGGACTGTCGTAACTGGAGGAGGTGCTCCAGCTACCACTGCCTTAACAAAGGCTGTAGTGGCAATAGTAGTCGAGCTATCACTTGTCGGTGCCGTCGGTGCAGTGGGGATGCCAGTAAATGCCGGGCTTGCCAAATTGGCAGCTCCCAAGTTTAGCAAGGCCTGGGTAGCATTATTCGCCCCTGTCCCACCATTACTCACTGCGACCGGGAAGAACCCATCTACATACTGCTTCGGTGTCGCTCCAAGTATATCAGTCGGGTTCCCCGACAGTCGCAGGAGCCCTGTCATACTCCCACCAGTAATAGGCAGGATACCCAAATTCACTTGAGCATTAGCAACAATAGCAGCCCCAGTGCCACCACTGGTGACTGGCAAAGGCAGCGTTATCCCTACAGCATTCTGCAATGCTGTGATCTCATTATGAGCAATGAGGAAGTTGTTACGGACAGAGGCAGTGGTTGGGCTGCCGAATACTGGAACAGTTGGATCAATTGCAGAAGTCATTTAACCCTCCAAGAAGTTTGTTTTGCACAGCAAAACAAACTTAGGGTGTGAACACGTCCCAGAGCGAGTCGCCGGAATCCCAGATCGACCCGCCCAAGGATGTATCCCAAAAGCTTTCTATAGTACGACTAACGGTTCCCGCCTCTAACCAGGCTATATGACTCCCAATCTCATCATGAGCAATGAATACCCATAGCTGGCCAGGTTCTACAAGGTAAGTCTGTTCGAATAGGACAACAGGCAGAACTGCATTAGAAGAGTTATTAATCTGGTAAATCGACGGAGGCCATCCGGTGAAGTCGAAGAAGGGTTGCCCCATCAATACATCCGCAGCACTCTGATAGCCCTTAATCTCATTAGTGAGGGTATTCCAAATGTAGAGGGGCGCGCTAGTCAGGATGCCAGGCCCAAAGAACCTGGGCTGCATCAAGCTTATATTAATAGGAGCGTTGTCAGGGTTCCCAGCCATTAATTCATCCTTCGTCTCTCGATCAGCTCCACCTTCCTGCCCAGCTCACTATGAGCGAAGAATCTCCATGTCTCTCCCGGCTCGATAGCATGCGTCTCATTCCAAAGGGTCAGTCGTAGGCCAGATCGAGTCCGATTCTCGATGCGATAAAGCCCCGGAGGCCATTGCCCCCGCAGCATGAAATGCCCATCTGGACCATACATTGAGCCAATATCCTTAAACCTCCAAGCCTGCCCCGTCAGTTCATTCCTCACTTCCACAACTGCATTCGGGTCCTCGTATACTGGTGGAGCAGGAGCTAACACCCCTGCCTCTATTACATTAATCTCCATATCCTCCAGGCCGCTTATCCCCGATGGCTCTCTCACCTCCCTGGGCTTCAATCTCAGCCTTGTCAACTCTACCGCAAAAGGCTTCTTCCTATTCTTCAGATGTGAAGGCCGGTTAAGCGGTAACTCAAGCTGGAGGGGTGGTGCCTCCACCCTGGGTCGTGTCAGTTCCCCCGTCTGGAGGAGGTATTGGATCGGCTGGTGGGTCGGGTGGTGGGTCTGGAAGGATTGGGTCTCCTTGATAGGCTCGAGAGGCAACTGGAGCGAACGGGGAGACACTGTGAACATCCGGGTGGGCCATAAAATCCCACCTCGAATTACTCGCCACAGTGTAGACCCTACCCCAGAGCACCACGTCCACATCGCTCACTCCATCATTTATGATGGTGTAGAGGCCTATCCCGAAGTCAACAAACGTTGCTAACTCCGTTTCCCCATCCCTTATCCCAAGCGCCTTCAACCCAGCAGCATCATGCAGGAAGTTCCACCTCTTCCCCGTCAAGTTCTCAATGAGGCTAATCATCCTAGCCTCCTACTGCTGGGTAATCTGCTTCCAGACAGCGACTGTCGGGTTGAACGTCCTTGACACGCAGACATAAAGGCTGGAAGTACCTCCTGCTTGCGCCACCGAAGCTCCTGATATTGGCGAGCCAATCGGAATGATCTGATCCGCTCCACTTGCAAACACAGCCGCTGCTGTCCCCGGTACATTATTATTGGAAATAATCACCTGCTTCCCAGGCAATCCTGGTGGCAACACCACAGCATTATTAGTCGGGGTAACAGTCGTAAGGTTATTAACCCCAGCTGTCAGCTTAAACCCCGTCGCTGCTGTAGTACCTCTCGCCGTAATCCCCTGCTGAATACTAAAGAGAGAATTGAGCAAGGCATAGAGTTCACCAGCATCAACAAGTCGAAACCCTGGTGTATTCAAAGATGGAGCGAGCCCCATCATACTCTTCGGAGGTGCATTACTATCTGCCATCTCACGATCTCCTTTCAGGTCCCCGAAGGGAGTTACGTGAGTATCTTCGCACGCCACTGTGCAGGGGTGACGCCATTCGTTGGGCCTCCCTGACCAGTCATACAATAGAAAAGGCCCACCGCAGCCGATGGCACCGGCACTCCAGCAGTCCCCTGGACAATTGACGCAGGCGGGGCGATGGTATCCGTTACATTATCCCCCGGACTTGTATTCATAAACCCGAATACAGTCGCAGAGTTAGCCCCGTTATTAATAACAGTGATCTCCATCCCCGCATACCCCGGTGGGAGCATCACGCTATCATTCGCTGTCACAACATTGGTGATAGTATTCAGCCACCCATTCAGCAAGGTAGCATTAGCATTCCCACCACCTGCATGCGCTTGCACAGCATAGGTAGCATTAAAGCCGGGAATACCACTAGGATTTGGTGCACCTGGACCCATAACCATGATAAGCTCCTCTTCTAGGGGTTATCAGTACTAACTCCAGCCAGCTACCAGCCGGCTAATAGGGCCGATCAGAGAAGATATTATAAAGCCCTCTTCTCTGAATGCTACGAGGCATCCTCAACCGCATAATCTGAACCTGACTGCTTCGCAAGACTGCCAAGCTATCTTTCGCCATCCCTGGCAGCGGATCACCAGGGTAAGTTCCCATTCTATACTTTGGCCGCAGTCGAATAGCCAAATTCGTCATCATTGCATTATAGTATTCCCAAGGGAATACAAACGGCGTTGCTGGAGTCGCAAACTGCACCTGCAACTGCACATACACGGAGGCATGAATCTCGTAAATAAACGGCTGCGGGACAGGCCATACAAAGAGCCTAGCTTCCGGCCAGTCCGTATCAAGGAACGCTGCCTCACCAGGCCCTGCGACCAGCGTCTTCAAGGTAATCCTATTATAATCCTCCTTGCTCTCAAGGATCTCCAACCAGTAATCGACTGAGTTCATCGACCCTTGAAGTTGTCGAACGAAGGCGGAGGACAGGCGGGTGGGCCGCATGCTGCCAGGCCCCGTGTCAAAGTCAGCACCAGGGCCGAACGTATAGAACTGGGCTCCAGTACTGACTTTAGAAAAATCCTTAAGGTGGTAAACCAGCCACCTCTTCCTCTCCCACTGCATAAGCATCCATTGCAGTCTCGCCCACGCATCATTAATATCCTCAGCCAGCGGAGTCTGCCCCACCCCGATCGCACCGCACTCCTTCAAGGACGCCTTGCAGACATCCCCCAGCGTGGTATTATCAGCCTGAAGATAGCTCATCTATGCAGCCTTGTTCGCCTCATCCAACTTGAGTTCAAAGCCATCGTCATCAACAGAGGCCGGCTTCGGTGCATCCTTCGCAAGAGCCAGTTCAAGAGTGAGCTTCCTAATCTGCTCTTCCAATTCGCTTTCTCGCGTCAAGCTCACCATAGGTGGCATTTCCTTGCCCGCAGCCTTCATAGCCTTCGCAGGATGGTCATGCCAACCGAGTGTGCGTAAGGCAGCTTCCTCATCCGGGTCGCTTGCAATCCGGTTGATAATCGCCCGCAGTTCCCCGACACGCTCTGGCCCCATCGGAGTCGCGATAATCTCAGCCCGCTGCGTTACCCGCTCCCTACCTTCGGGATGGTAAAACATCTTGGGGTATTGCTGCGGCCCCTTATAATCCGAGGAGTAGGAGTTCGCCGGGTTATCATCAAACACCCCTTGGCTCTCCATAACATCATAGATGGTGAACCGGGTCCGTCTCGCATTAGCCATCTCTCTCCCTCCTTTAGACTACTCTAATCCCATTAGAAACAGGTGCTGGGAATAAGCCCGCTGCATTCTCCGCAGTCACAACACAAGTAATAACTTGCCCCATATCACTATCCTGCACGACGTAGGAGTTCTGATCCGTTCCCACATCAACATCCCCGCTCTTCCATTGGTAATGCAAGCTAATTATGTTGTTCCACTCTCCTGTATCACAGGTCAGAATCCTCCCAGGAAACCCTGCCCCTCTAATCCTCGGCAAGGATAAGAGAAGCGGAGCAACCAATGACCCTACTGGCGAAGTAGAAAATGCCATCGATACGAACAGAATGGAGGAATCGGTTTCATGCTTCACTGTATTCCGGTAAAGCGTTCCGCCAGTAATAGGCTGTGCCTCCATCAAATCAAACGGAGTCTCATATAGAACTGCCCAAGGTGGAACAGAAGGTATTGGCATCCCATCTACCCAATTGTATCAAGCACGAGACCTAACTCATCCCGCTGCTGTCGGATGAATTGCCGCAACTCACTCATGAGCTTATCATCAGCCCGAATACGAGCCGCTGCTTGTAGAGTTTCAACAGAATGTCGGAGCATCCATTCACGCTGCTGAGCAGCCTGCTGTTCCGCATTCACAGCAAGACCACCTATAGTATTACAAGCCTGTATTGGCCTTGGTATCAAATCAAGTACGGGTTCGTCATCCATCTCTCTTCCCTTCCATCATCTTCGTCGCCACAGCATTCAAGCTATTGCCTTTGGCCGCTTCGGAAGAGGCCCTATGAAGAGCCCTCTGGTCAGCAATAAATTGCCTCTTTACGGCCAAGGCAAGCCGCTCTCCCTCCTCCTCAAGAGCCTTATCATTAGCTTTTTCCTCGGAAGTCCGCCAGAGCATCGCTGGAAGTGATCGAGTAAAGATGCCACCACGCTGATTCTGCTTGGTGACTCCGGCAGCATGCCTGGCATCTTCCATCGTGGAGTACCAGTCATCTCCTGCCTCTTCAACATCCGCTTGGCAGGCAAAGACCTTACTCCCTTGATAGAGGTGGAACATTACCTTTGGGAACTCAGGGGCTGGAGGAGGGGTGTAGCCTTCCTCCACATGAAGCGGGTGCCCAAGGCTTGCAAGCTGAAGGAGGCCGTCTTCGATCTGAGCAAGGGCAGCCTTCGCCTTATGCGCCCTCTGCGGGTCATTCGGCCAATCAGTTACTATGCGTTGTCGCCAGTTCACTACCTTACCTCTCATAATGGAAAGGGACACGCACACCCTTTGAATTTCAAACCCGACCTCTTCAGCCATCCCCCTATCCCACCTCGTCTTCACCCAGCCTGCTCCTATTACTGGTAGACTTGGTCTGCAACGACACATGCCCACTCCGGGCGGATCCAGAGATAACCATACAATACGTCTAGACGTGTGATCAGCTGATCCGTTCCGATGAAGTAATCCGTGACCATCCTCATCGAAACCCCATCAAACTCCTCTCTGGCCGCCTCATGTACATTCCTCGGCATCTCCAGATCCGCCGTTGCCAGCGTCACAGCCTCAGGCGCGTACGCAAAGTTCTTCGTGTATTGCGTGCTTGCCGCCAAAGCCAGCGCTGGATCAACCGCAGCTCCGTTCGCCGGGCTGACATCCACGGTCTGATACTGCTGTGGAATGCCCGGAGCGAGCTGAGGAACAATAGCTGGATAAATAGGGATAGAAGTCGCACCAACAGGCACGTTTGCCGTAACAGCAAAAGTCCGAAGCCGTCCATATGATTGCTTCGTGATCCGGTTGACAGCATGGACGCCACCAATCGTAATGATATCTCCCATATTGAGCGAGGCTGCCAGCGCGTTCACCGTCAGACTGAGGCCGGTCTGCCCGCCTCCATTAACCGTTGCACTTCCCGGTGCCAGCCCTCCATTAGTATGAGTGATGACCGTCTGATCAGCCATCCAAATAAAGCCCAGCGCGTCATACATCCGGCCAGTGATATATTGCCGGCTAATCTCCGGAGCAGGATTCAAGAGCCCGCTGAGGCTGGACACTACGCTAGCTTCGGTGTCCGGGCTATTCACAATCTTCCAGTTCGCCACCGGGCTCGAATTATTCCGGAGGGTCGCACCGGCCCGCAGATAGGTCGAAGCGATAGGTGCGATGACAGCTCCGCCCGAGTCGATATTCGCAGTGATATTGCAAATCCCGCCTTCGCCACCGCCGATAAGGTCGACGGCCACTTGCCCAGCCAGGTTATTCACCATAGGAGCAAGAATACGCCTGCTATAATCATCGAGGCTGAGAGTTCTATCAGCCATACTAAAGGCGACATCAACATGCTTTTGAGTCGCAAGGACAAGGGTGGTGGACTGCTCTGCTGTATCCTGCACATTAAGCGCGGGTCCAGTAGTAACGGTGAAGTCGTTGGGCAACCGAATGCGGAGACTGGAACCGATCTTCGCTCCGGTGACGGCGAAGGAGTCATCATATTGCATCCTTGTGTTCGCCAAGGGTCGTTAATCCTTGACCGCCCTCTCGGGCTGCTGCATATTGCTATGCAGAGCAGACTATATCATCACCCTTTTCAGGGGCCTGGCGCTTCGAGCCACTTGGCTCTACGAGCTTTCGCTCTAGTCGTTGAACCTTCCCTCTACAAGCTATCTTGCTTTGGGCTTGGCTGCTGATTACCCGCGAGGGGCGTCCCAGCAATTCACCAGGTTTATCGTGGACCAGTGCAATTAATCCACGTTCTGCAAGAAGGCGTTGGAGTTCTTCCAGAGTCTGACTGCCTCGCGAGTAATCATGTTTATAGTAAGTA